ATAAATACGTAGAGGATAAAATATGCCATCATACATTGGATTCAGTACAATTAACGCTAACAAGCCCCGTTCTACTAATTTACCGGCAGGTCTTGCTGGTGGTGTAGGTTCTATGGTATTACCGGTAATACCCGGAAAGAAGTATAGATTGGTTGACCAACAGTTAGTAATTCAAGATTTTCTTAACGCATTGAACATTCAACAAGGTCAAAAAGTAGGAAATCCTGAATATGGAACTACTCTTTGGAGCTTTGTGTTTGAACCAAATACGTTTGATGTACAACAACAATTAGAAACTGAGATCAGACGAGTTGCCAATCAAGATCCAAGACTGATAGTAAATACTGTAAGTGCATATCCACAAGAAAACGGTATATTAATTGAAGTAGAACTTGCTGTTACCCCATTTAACAATGCTCAAACACTTAGTGTTTTCTTCAATAATAGCACCAATACAGCTGTAATTCAATAATCTTCCAAAAGTGTAGTTTTCATTTAAGATAAATACTTAAAAGAGAATACCACTATGGCAACCAGCTCACGACAATCAGCATTATTCGGCGTCAACGATTGGAAGGCAATCTATCAAACCTTCCGTGAAGCCGATTTCCGTTCATATGATTATGAAACATTACGTAAAAGTTTCATTGACTATTTGCGGGTTTACTACCCAGAAACATATAATGACTATATTGAAAGTTCAGAATTTATAGCATTATTAGACGTTATGGCATTTATGGGTCAGGGTTTAGCTTTCCGTAGTGATTTGAATGCCCGCGAAAACTTTATTGATACTGCCGAACGTAGAGATAGCGTTATTAAATTAGCAAATTTAGTTAGCTATACCGCTAAACGTAACCTAGCTGGCCAAGGTTATATTAAAGTAGTAAACATTCAAACAAGTGAAAACATTACAGATTTAAATGGTTACAATTTAAGTAATCAAACTGTGTTATGGAATGATCCGGCAAATATCAATTGGTTAGAACAGTTCAATACTATTATTAATGCTACTTTGATTAATACACAACGTATTGGCCGTCCAGGTAATAGTGCTCAGATTTCTGGCATTAAAACAGATGAATATGCTATTAATATTCCTGAAGGTAATTTACCAATAGTTCCATTTACTGCAGTAATAGATAATCAAACTATGAATTTTGAATTAGTTAGTTCAACTAGTTTAAATGAAGATTATGTTTATGAGATTCCACCTGCTCCTAGCGGCAGAATGAATATGGCTTATCGTAATGATAAATTAGGTTACGGTAGTCCAAACACAGGATATTTCTTTTACTTTAAACAAGGTAATTTACAAAATTTTGATTTTAATTTAGCACAACAGATATCTAATCAAGTAGTTGATATTGGAGATATTCAAGGTGTTAATAATACAGACACTTGGTTATATCAATTAAGTACAGATAATAATCCTACAGTTACTAGAACATTATGGAAACAAGTAGAAAATGTTTATGCAGATGCATACTTACAAACTGAGGGTAGTGTTCGTAAAATATTCTCAGTTGCTAGCAGATTTAATGACCAAGTTAGTTACGTTTTTGGTGATGGAGTATTTTCCCAGATTCCAGTTGGAACATTTAGAGCATATATACGTGCAGGTAATGCATTGACATATACTATTAATCCAACTGAGATGCAAAATCTATCAGTATCAATAAGTTATATTAGTAGGGTAGGACGAACAGAAACACTTACATTAGGATTAGAATTACAGACACCAGTGTCAAACGCACAGGCAAGAGAAACATTAGCAAACATTAAACAACGTGCCCCTACCCGCTATTACACACAGAACAGAATGGTTAATGGTGAAGATTACAACAATTTTCCATATACATTATACAGTTCTATTATTAAAAGCAAAGCTATTAACCGTAGTTCTGTTGGTGTATCAAAAAACTTAGACCTGTTAGATCCAACCGGAAAATACTCCAGCACTAATAGTTTTGCCAATGATGGTGGCATATATCAAAATAACACTAACGGTAGTACACTATTAACTATCACCACTACCGGTGATATTATTACCTTCTTAACAGATAGATTGGCAGTATTATTAGCAGATAATCGTGCAAGACAATATTATATACAAAATTATACACGTTATCCAGTTAATACTTCATCAGGAGACGGTGTGGTATATTGGCAAGAACAAACAGTTGATGCTAATAGTTTAACTGGTTATTTTTATAATATTAATGGTAGTGATAATACTCCTATAGCTGTAGGAACATATTCTACACATAATATGAAATATGTAACCAAAGGTGCAATGATGAAATTTGTTCCACCTTATGGTTATTATTTTAGTGAAACAAATCGTTTAATACCAGGTATCCCGGGTCCGTCAGATAAAACATATCTATGGACTACAGTATTAAATGTAATAGGTGACGGTTATAATAATGGTCAAGGTGGTTTTAGTAATGGCACCGGACCTGTAACATTGAATGGTTATGTACCTCAAGGTGCTATCGTATCTACAATATTGCCTGCATTTGATAATTCATTGCCTAGTTTAGTAATATATGAAGCACAAGTTAGAATGGAATTAAATCAAAGTTTCAGTTTGATTTTTGATAATAGTTTAACTATAGCACAAGATAGATGGAGTATTGGTGCATATAATGCTAGTAATTATTTTGTAAATTTTTTAAGTACAGGTAATAATCGTTACACCATAACATATCGTTCATTAAGATATTATTTTGGTAGTGTGGCTGATACACGTTTTACATTTGAAACTGGTAAACTAGTATATGATCCTTTTAGTGGAAAGATATTACAAGATTATGTAAAAGTGTTAGCAACCAATACTCAACCAAATAGTAATTACCCATTAGCTACTCCGGTTACTGCAAGTATTATTGGACAAACTGTTGAGAGTGATGGTTACGTTAATGACTTTGAAGTTGAAATAGCAAGTATTGATGTTAACGATAGAACACTAGTTAGTAATCCAGATTTCTTTAGTGAAGTTACAGGATATGTAAATGGTGGTGCAAATATTGGTATATATACCTTTTTTGAACTAATACAAGATGCTATCAATCTATCACGCTATCAATTAATATCTTCAAGTGGTGTAGTATATCAATACCCAACCAAAACTCAAATTGAAATAGTTAAGTATGAGTATCCTATGGGTCAATTGTTTTATGCATACGCAGATACTAACCTAGACGGGTCAGTTGGTAATTTTTATATAACGGTCCAGGATCAAGCGGTTAATACTCCTTTCTATGTTTTAGTTAAACAATCACAATATACCATGCAGACGGGTCGTCAAGGATTACAATTTCAATATCGTCACAATAGCAATAATACTACACGTATTGATCCTGCTACTACAAACATTATTGATTTATATGTAGTAACACAAGCTTATTATACTGCTTATCAAAATTGGTTACAAGATATTACTAATACAATACCTGAACCAAATAGACCTACAATTAATGAATTAACACAATCATATGGTGCGGTTAATGATTACAAAATGTTAAGTGATAGCGTTATCTTAAATAGTGTAGTATTTTTGCCTTTATTTGGACCTAAAGCTCCATTACAGTTAAGGGCAACTGTTAAAGTTATTAAAACAACTAATACAAATGCAAGCGATAGTGAAATTCGTAGTGCGGTATTATCTGCAATGAATACTTACTTTAACATTAATAATTGGAATTTTGGTGATACATTTTACTTTAGCGAATTAAGTGCATATTTACATGCTCAAGTAGGAAGTTTAATTAGTTCTGCTGTATTAGTCCCTAATGACCCTACAATGAATTTTGGAGATTTATATGAAATTAAGTCAGCACCATATGAAATATTTGCTAATGGTGCAACTGCTAATGATGTTCTTGTGATACCGGCTCTTACACCAACACAATTACAAATAAGATAAGTAATATATAACCATAGAGAGAAATAATGGCAACAAGAATTAGAACATTAAATTTTCTACCTGAAATATTTAAAACTCCTACCAATAGTCAATTTTTAAATGCAACACTAGATCAAATAGTAGACCAACCAAATACTAAACGAATACAGGGTTATATAGGTAGTAAATTTGGATATGGCGTCAATGCTAAAAATTATTATGTTACTGAACCAACTAAAACTAGAACAGATTATCAACTAGATCCAGGTGTTACCTTTCTTAAGAAAGACACAAGTACTGCAAATGATTTCATTAGCTATCCTGGTATTATCGACGCATTAAAATTAGAGGGTGGAGTAGTAAATGATAACAATAGATTATTCACTAGTGAGTTCTATTCATGGGATAGTTTTACCAACCTAGATAAAATTATTAATTTTAACCAATATTATTGGTTACCAGAAGGCCCCGAAGCAGTAAATGTTACTACCGAAACTGTTTACAATGCCTCAACATATATTATTACTAGCACACCCAATGGTTATTTAGTAACTGCAGACGGTCAAGCACAGGGTACCACTAACCCATCAATTACTTTATTACGAGGTGGTACATATACTTTTACTGTTAATCAAAATAGTCAATTTTGGATTCAAGGTAAGCCTGGTATTACTGGATATGACCCAACACAGCCTAACGTCCAAACACGTGATGTATTAGGTGTTGATAACAACGGTGCAGAAATGGGAGTGGTAACATTTACTGTACCTTTTAAAGATGCACAATCTCAATATAATTTTCCCGGCAACAATAGAGTTGATGTAGTATCATCATTACCCTACGATCAAGTGAATGGTGTATTGGTTAGTGATTTGGTAAATGGCGTAGATGGTATTACCTCATTAGAAGGTCTTTCTCTAATGTTCTATGGTAACTTTACTGTACCATCTTATGAAATTGTTATAGGCAATACTTATAAAATAAATGACTTAGGTACAACTGATTGGAATTTTATAGCAAACACAACTGGTGTTACATATGCAATAGGTGATGTAATAGATGCAATAAACATCGGCGCGCCTACAGGCACCGGTACTGCAACTAGTATGGGTTATGTATCAAAGTTCTACAGCACAACACCTTTTGATGAAGATGGCGGTACACCTGGTTATGTGCCACCGGGTAGTAATACAGATTTTATTAATTATGACGGTGGTTATTACACTGATATAGCAAGTAATTTCTATACAATTACATATGAAGGTGACCCAACTAATCCTGTAATCAGATTAGTTGATAGTGGTACTATCCCAACAGAACAAAATATTATTGCTAATTTTGGAACAGAATATATTGGTAGAACTTTTTATAGAAACACAAGCAACTCTATTCAGTTAATACCTTATTTAAGTTCACTACTTGACATACTATATTATCAAGATGGTACATCAAGTAATAAAGTTGGCCAAATCAGAATAATATCAAGCAACATAACAAGTCGTATTAATGTACTTACTGATATTATTGGTAAAAAAACATACACTTCACCTAACGGTATTGTGTTTACTAATGGATTAAAAGTAATATTATCTGGTAATATATATCCTACTAGTTATAAAAACAAACAATATTATGTTGAAGGCGTAGGGTCTGCTATTCGTTTAGTACCTGTATCTGAATTAATAGTACCGGAACCTTTTACTCAAGGTACATATATACCATATGATACAACTCCATATGATAACGGAAATTATGATGTTAATTTATATATCCCAGTAACTCCTGATTACATTACTATAGCTAGAGATAGTTTTGATAGAAATCCATGGTCACGTAGTAATAGATGGTTTCATATTGATGTAATTAATGCAACAGCTACATATAATAGTAATCCAGCACTAGCTACATTATATGCCACTATAGACAATAAAGCTAAACGCCCCATCATTGAGTTTTATCCAAATTTACGTTTATTTAATTCTGGTATTGTTGCAAAACCTACAATTGATTTTATTGACTTTAGAACAACAAATGCATTTAATTTAGTGGCCGGTCAAGAAAATTATTATCCCGACGTTGAAGTATATACAGCTTATACTGCAACAATTAATCAACTATTAGTTGCAGGAACCAGTACTACTATTATTGTTCCTGTATCTAGTGTTAAGGGCGCATTTCAAGTTGGACAATATATAAATGATAGTACCAACGTATTACCTAGAAATAGTCAGATTACTGTAATAGATAGTATATCTAGCCCAACTAATTTTATATTAACAGTATCTTGGTCTGGATTACAGACAGTTGCTACTGGTACTAATTCGTCACTAATTGCAAATGATATTCAAAATGATAGTTATGCATTATTTGATGGTGCTAGAATTGTATTTGCAGCCGATGAACGTATAACTGTTAGAGATAAAATATATACAGTTAGATTTAATGCATTGATACCAGGTGATATACCAGTAATAACATTAACAGAAGATTATAATGGACTTGTATTAGCGGATGAACAAACAGTTGTGTTCCGAGGCTATAATTATAAAGGTATGGATTTTTATTTTAATGGTTCTAATTGGATAACAGGACAACAAAAAACTACAGTAAATCAACCACCATTATTTGATATTTTTGATAATAATGGTATAAGTTTTAGTGATAATACTGTATATGCAGGAACGTCATTTGCTGGTAATAAATTATTTGCATATGCTATAGGTTCGGGTATGGATGATTACATATTAGGATTCCCGTTATCATATAGTTCTGTAAACAATATAGGTGATATTAGTTTTGATGTATCATTAAATTCTGCAGAATTTAATTATGTTAATGGTGCCACACCTATTACACAAAAAGTTAATACAGGATATGTGTATGATTATTCTGAAATAACAACACCGATACGTCAATTAGGTTGGCAAACTGCCGTAGGCCCTAGCGTACAATATCAAGTATTTGAATTTAATTATTATGCTAATA